ATGAGCGATACAATCAACCGCTGCGACAAATGTGATGCGCCGCTTTTGATCCGGTCGGCTTTTAGCAATCTCCTGACGCACGCCGAAAGCTTACGCGCCGCCCAGCGCGCCTACATGGCGAACCGCGGCAACGAAGAGATGGGACGCGAAGTCGCACGCGCTGCCGCAGCGCTCGACGAAGCGATCGAAGCGGCGAGGGCGCTCCAATGACCCTCGCCCTCACCAAAATAGCCGAAAGCGAATTCGCTCGCCGCCGCGCCGCCCAGCGCGCTGCGCTCGAGGGCGGCCACACCACCGCCGAGGCGGCGAATGATAACGCCCGCCTCTGGCTCGCCATCGCGGCCAAGGCTGGCGCGAAGCTGCCGGAAATGGAGATCGACACGCTCTTCCCGATCGGCGGCAAGACCTGGCTGCAATGGTTCGACATCGCCGACGCGGGCGAGCTGCTCGCCGAACTCGCCCGCGCCCGCGACGTCGCACTGGCAAGCCAGATCGCCCACCCGCAAGACCTCGCCCGCCAGCAGCGCGCGCTGGATCTGCAGGCCCTCGCCATCCACCTCGGCGCCCCCGCGCCAACCCCCGAAACCCTCCGCCTGCCGGAGCATGATGAAAGGACTGCGGCGTGAGCGGCGCAATCTGGGACGGCTTCACTTCGCAGAAGTGGGATCCCGAAGCCTGCCGCGCCGAGCGCGAGGCTTGGCAGGCAGAGCATGGCCCGAGGCTGAAAGAGCGCGACCGGCAACAGGCTGCAGCTCGCGCCCGCGCGATGAGCGCCTGGGCGACCCTCGACGAAGACCAGCAAGCGGCCCTCAGGCCCTTTATTGGAGCAGCAATCACATGTCCCACCCCCCCGAACCCGAGGGCGAACCGTGGCCCGAAATCCTCTTCATCGCGCTGACGCTGGCGATCAGCCTGCTGATCCCCGCCTGCTCGATCTGGCAACCGCTCGAAGGGAGCTTCTGATGCCCGCCGCCGAGACCCTCTGGCGCGCCCTCGCGCTCGCCCTGTTCCTCGCCGCGACCGGCCTGATGTTCATCCCCGCCGCCGGCGCCATCCTCCACGCAATCGAGGTGACCCGATGACCACCAACCTGAAGCCCAAGCGCGGCGCGATCGCCCAGCGCAACGGCCGCCCCGCCTGGCAAGCCCCGATCGTCCGCGCCCGCCCGAGCGTCACCAACGCCCAATGGCGCGAAAGCCGCCGCCAGCAACAGGGCGAGGACATCTTCGAAGCCCTGTTCGGCAAGCTGCTGGCAAAGGTGCGGAGGTGAGCGCGCCTGTTTATCTTATCTGGTCTAACGAGCACCGCTCTTGGTGGCGGCCGAACGCGCAGGGCTACACTCTCAACCTGAGCGCCGCTGGCCATTACAGCCGCGAAGAGGCGATTGCGACTTGCACCAGCTCACGCGATGGCTGGGGACATAATGCCGTGCCGCCGGAGGTGCCTGTTTTGCTGGAGGACGCAATCGAGTGTGCGGAGCGGTTTGTGAATTTACTGCCGGCCAGCCAATGACCCCCCTCATCCCCGAGCCCGAGGCCGCCCAGCGCCTCCACACCTGCACCAAGACCCTGCGCCGCGCGCGGCAGGCTGGGCTGCTGCACTTCGTCAAGATCGGCAAGGCGATCTGCTACACCGAGCAGGATCTCGCCGACTTCATTGACAGACAGCGCCAATGCGCGGCACACCCCCCCGCAAGGCGCACCCCCGCGCCCGCCCCCAGGCGCACCGGAAAGGTCGTGCCCTTCACCCAGCAGGCGCGGGGAAACGATGTGCTCACGACACGAAAAGGGAGAGGGTGATGGCTGTCGAACACAATGCCGCAATCCGCCGCCTCTTGCCGGTGCTTGTCGAATGCGGCGAGGACGAAGCTGGGCAATGGGTGCTGATCGAAAGCCTCTGCGCGGGAATTGGACTGTTGCACGGACGCACGCCTCGCCAGACAGCTGAATTCATCGAGCTTGTAGCGGAGCGGATCGCGAGGGGCGGCGGCGGTTTCGTGTTGGCGGCGAGGCCGCACCGCCAATGACCATCTACAAACCCGCCAAGTCCCCCTTCTTTCACATGGACTTCCAGTTCCGCGGGGTCCGCCACCACCAGTCCACCGGCTGCACCTCGCGCCGCGAGGCCGAGGCCTTCGAGCGCCGCTACCGCCACGATCTCGCCAACCCCGCCAGCGCCGCCCACCCGATCACGATCGACGAAGCCGCAGGCCTCTATGCCGAGCGCGCCCGGAGCGCCGCCAGCTGGAAAACCGCCGAATACATCCTCGCCGCATTGGTCAAGGGGCTGCGCAAGAACACCCAGCTCGCCGCCGTCACCCAGCGCGATCTGCAGCTCTACTTTGCCAAGCGCCGCGCCGGCCGCTCCAACGCCAGCGTCAACCGCGAGATCGACGTCGCCCGCGCCGTCTGGCGCACCGCCGAAAGCGCGCGCTTTGCCATCGGCCAGATGCCCGATTGGAAAGCGCTCTACTTGCGCGTCCCCGCCGCCCCGCCGGCCGAACTGACCGCCGATCAGGAAGCGAAAGTCTTCGCCGCAATTGCCGAGGACGCGCGCGACGTGGTCCTCTTCGCGCTCATCTCGGGCTGGCGCCGGGCCGAGGTGATCGGCCTGCGGTGGAGCGACGTCGACCTCGCCCAGGCCGAAGCCCGCACCCGGATCAAGGGCGGCGACGTGGTCGTGCGCCCCCTCAACGCCGCGCTGGTCGCCCTGATCGCAAACCAGCCCAAGGCCGGCCCCTTCGTCTTCTCCTACGTCTGCCGCAAGCCCCGCCGAGGGGTCGGGAAAAAGCCCGGCCGCCGCAAGGGCGAACGCTACCCCTTCACCGCCACCGCCCTGCGCACCCGCTGGGACGAAGCCCGCAGCGCCGCCGCGATCGAGGGCTTTCGCTTCCACGATCTGCGCCACACCGCGGCCACGCGGATCCTGCGCGCCACCCAGAACCTCGCCACCACCGCCAAGGTGCTGAGCCACCGCAACCTCAAAACCACCCTGCGCTACGCCCACGTCCTCGACGACGACATCCGCCGCGCCCAGGATGCAGCAATGTCCCGAACTATCCCCGAACCGGCAAATGTGAAGAAGGGCAATTTGTGAGGAACATCAAGCCCCTAGCCCCCAGCGCCGGACAACGGTGTAAACGAGATGCTCTACCAACTGAGCTAACCGCCCTTTGCGGGGAGGAACGGGGGAATAGCGGGGTTTTTGGCCTGGTCAAGCTGCTTGAAAACGGAACGGAGCGGCAACGATTGGACTGGGAATTGCCTTTAAGTCCCGAAATAGTCCCGAACTCGCGAGGAATGCTCAGATGATCATCACCACCACGCTTGCCGCCGCCGCTCTGGCTGTCTGCCCGCCGCAGAGGGCGCGGCATCATTGCGTTGTTGACGGCGACACGCTCTGGCTCAATGGCGAGAAAATCCGCATTGCCGAGATCGACACGCCCGAAATCAATGGCCGCTGCCCGGCCGAGCGGGCGCTGGCCTTGCGGGCGCGGGGCAGGCTGGTCGAGCTGCTGGCGGCAGGGCCCTTGCGGTTCGAGCGGATCGGCAAGGATCGCTACGGGCGGACGCTGGCGCGATTCGGCGGGGTCTCGGAGCAGCTGATCAGGGAAGGGCTGGCGCATCGCTGGCCTAGCCGGAAGGGGTGGTGTTGAGATGGCGCGCGCCCGATCGATCAGGATGCGCGAACGCGCCCAGCTTCTCCACGAAATTCAGGGCGGGAGATGCGGGATTTGCGCAGGGCGCATGCGTGGCACATGGAGCCGCGGCACCCTTTACGGCATCACTGTTGACGAGGTTTTTCCTCGATCATCCGGCGGGCGAAGGATGATCGGCAATCAAGTTGCCGCTCACTGGAACTGCAACCAGTGGAAAGGGAATCGGCAGCCAAATGGCTGCGAGATAATCATGCTGCACCTGGTTAACGCGCGCCTTGTTACCCGAGGCCATCAGATCGGTTGGGGGAGCTAAGCCGCAACCCAACTCGCCGAGCACATCCAGTCGTCCAGCTGCGCCTGCATCGCCTCGAGCGTCCCGCCGTTGTCGATCCGCACCATCCACGCCGGATCAAAGCTGATCGTCATGCTGTCCGCGCTTTCGGGTGGGAGGTCTCTGCCGCTGGCGTCGATCCAGAAGATCACGTCGAACAGCGCGCGGCTTGCCCAATATTCGCGCTGCATCCGCATGCCGACGTAGCAGTCGGCCTCGGCCAGGATCGCCTTGGCGAGGCGCGCGGGATCTTCGACGTTGTAATCCTCGATGATTTCGCGCCACAGCGCCCGGTGATTGAACCGGTCGGCGTAGCAGGCCGCGAAGTCGGGATAGCCGATGCCGCGACGCGACAATTCCGGTCGCACCACCGTTTCGGCAAGGAACGCGCTGGAGGAGCGGAAGGCGATGCCGTGCGCGTCGCGCAGGTGCTCGGCGGCGGTGTCCTTGCCGTGGCGGGCATGGCCGAGGATGAGGATGCGCGGCCAGCTCACGGCTCGCGCTCCCGCTTCGGCGCGATCCAGCGCTGGTGCATCCACATCGACAGGGTAATCCCGCAGGCCCCGCTCAGCCCGTAAACCACCGAGCTTGCCCAACTCAGATTGGCGAACAGCTGCCCCCAGAGCGTCGTCTGCATGATCGCGATCGCAAAGCTGGTGCAGGCCGCCCAGCCATAATTGCCGTGATTGACATTGCGGGACTGGAACCCGAGCATGAACACCGAGCCGAACCCGGCGGCGAAAATCAGGACGAGGTCAATCACGCCGCCGCCTTCCTGCGCTTGAACGCCAGGAACTCGACCCCCTCGGCCGGATCCATGAAGCAGGTGACGTGGTTGAGCTTGTCGCCTTCAGGATCGATCACCGCGATCGCCGAGCTGCCGAACTGGTATTCGCCGAAGCCGTGGTGATCGGCATATTCGTCCATGAACTTGTAGCCGCGCACCCGCAGCAGATTATAGGTGAAGCCCCGGTGCGGATTCTCGCCCAGGCGATAGCCGCAATCATGGTGGTGCCCGGCGACATAGAGGTGCGCCCAGTCCTGCATCTGCGCCGCGCGCTCGAGGCCGTGCAGGTTGTTCCAGATCGAATTGCCCTTGAAGTTGTGCGCCGCCCACATCCGCATTTCGTGGCCGTTCGGGCTGACCAGCGTCACCTTGGCCTGCCAGTCGGCGAGGGTGACGAAGTGCGGCGCGTGCCGCTCGAACACGTCGCGTCCGACCGGCCCGTCCCAGAGATCGTGATTGCCCGAAATCCACAAAAACCACGGAATCCCGCGCTCGCCCAGATAGTGCTTGACGAGGCGGCGCGCGGTCTCGGCGCTGGCGTCCTGATTGGCCCAGAGCCGGGCGAGGCGGCCCACCCAGTTGTTGGTGGTGTCGCCGATATTGACCGCATAGAGGTTCGGCGTCGTCGACATCAGCTCGACATGCTTTTCCCACAGGGGCAGGTTGCAGCCGTCATCATCGAGATGCGGATCGCCGACCAGCATCAGCGCGTAAGGCCCGGTGGTGGGCACCTTGAACCGCCGCCAGCGCGCCGCCTTGTGATGTTCATGCCGCCGTTGGAAGGCGTTCATCCGGTGGCGCAGCACGTCCTCGATGTCGAGATCGGGATCGGGCAGGGGATCGCCGAGCGGCACCTTGGCGGTTTGCGCATCCGGGCTCCATTCAGGAAAGCGCCCGCGCGCGATGTTCAGCCGCGAGACGAAGGTCTGGCGCTTGATGCCGAGCCGCTCGGCCGCCTCGGCCTGACTGCCACCGCAATCGTGGAGCGCCTGGAGCACCTTCAAACACTGGTCATCGGGCAGTTTGGGAGCAGCCATGCATTCTCCTGTCGGTTGCGACCCGAAGGCCTATTCGGCGGGCGCCTGGTTCGCCTCGATCGTCAGCGCCCATTCGCGCCACGCCTGCGCCTTCACCGTGTTCTCGGTGCAGATGCGGACGTCCTCGGGCAGGACGGTGACTAGCGGCACGTCATCCAGCTGGGGCAGCGCACCTGTTCCCGCATCGACTGCGGGGTTTCCACCTTGGGCGGCGGGGTTGGCTCGGGCGGGACATGGGCGCACGCCGCCGCGAGCGATGAAAGCATCAGCGCCAGCGCGCTCTTCACGAAGGTTGCGGGTGACATCGGCATCGGCCTTTCTGGTGGCTTGAACGTTCTGCGCGGCGATGCGCAGGCTTTCCCGGATCGCGGCGTCGCGCTGGGCGCGCAGTTCGGTGATAGTGGCGCGGGCGGCATCGCGCTGGGCAATCACGCCTTCGGGGCCGACCTTGCCGATCAGCGGCAGATCGATCTGCAACCCGTAAAGCGCGACCAGCAGCATCGCATTGGCGGCCAGCGAGGCGGCGAGGAACCACGCCCAGACCGGCAGGCGGCGGACGAGGTCGAGACCCTTCAGGAGCCAGAGCGGGGCGATCACAGCCCGAACACCCACTTGGCGATCTGGCCGAGCAGCCAGCCCAGCCCGATCACCGCCGCGCAGCCGCCGACAATCGTCAGCGCCAGCATCCCGAAAATCCAGCGCAGCGCGATGCGCTCCTGCTCCGGGGTGGGAAGCGGACCCTTCACAGCCCCTTCAGGCACAAGGCCCGCTCCCTCTGGCGGCGCAGGGTCAGCCCCCGCACCGGTCGGCCACCGGCCCTGTTCCACATCAGGAAGGCATCGCAGCCCCCGCGCCAATCGCCCGCGTTGAAGCGGCGCGCGGCGGTCGAGCGGCAGAAGCCGCCGGTCCCGATATTATAGGCAAGGCTCACGCTCGCCACCAGCTGGCTCTGCCGCTCGGGGCGGCCCAGCGCGGGCACGCATTTGAGCACCGGCGCGGCATGGGCGAGCAGCTGGCGTTCAAGCCGCGCGGTGCAGCCCGCCTCGGTCTCGACCATCCCGGCGCGCACGCCCTTGGTGTCGCCGTCGCAGATCGTCTGGACGCCCACGATGTCGGCATAGGCGCGCAGATATTGCGGGCCGCTGACGTGGCGGACCTGCAATTCGCCCGCCTCGCTGACGGTCGCTTCGATCTTGCGGCCGCTTTCGTCCTTGGCGATCATCGTGGCCAGCGCGATCGCGGCGGCCGAGCCGATCAGCGCGACCAGCGGGCTCTTCGGCGCGGGCTTATTCTGCGGCGTTGCGTTGTTGGACATTGTTCTGCACCTTGGGCTGCTTCACGAAGCGGGCGACGAGCGCGGCGCTGACCAGCACCATCTGCACGACATCGAAGATCATCGGATTGGCCGAGCGAACACTGTCCGGCATCATCGACAGCACCGGCGAAAGCGTGAGCGCATCGACCGCAATCGCCAGTCCAATGAAGCGGGCCGACCACAGCCGCCACCAGTCCTGCGCCTCGGGGACGAGGCGTTCTTTGATCCAGTCGATCATCTAGAAGCCTCCCCGGGCAAAATAGTTGTAGACTCCCATCGCCGCCGCGCCGACGAGGCTGAAGAAACCGCCGCCGACCAGCACCTTGCCCAGCTGGGCCATGCCCTTCTGGCGCTCGGCCTCGTCGAGCAGCTGGGTCAGTTTCGGCGTGGCGAGCAGCAGGGGCTGGAGATCGAGCGTCAGCTTTTCGAGCTTGGCCGAAACCTCGCTCACCGCCTCGGCGTGCGCGGCGGTGGAGCTGGCCAGCGCGCTCTTGAGATCGCGGATCTCGATCGCCTGCGCCTTCACCGTCGCCTCCAGCGCGGCCACCGTCGGACGCCCGCTCATCGCTGCGCCACCCGGTAGGTGACCGAGCGCTCGTCGGTTCGACCGTCGCTGGTCTCGACCCGCACCGTCACAGTGTAACGCTTGCCCGCCGCCCCGCCGCGCACGCGCCAGGTCACAACGCCGCTGGCTTCCAACACCTGATCGATGATCAGCGCGGCATCGCTCGAGGTCACCGTCTCGGCGTCGATCGTCTCGCCCTCGTCGAGCCAGCTGCTCCAGTCCATCTCGTGAAACAGGATCGCCGCCGGATCCTTGGTCGGGGCTTGGAAGGTCGTGCTCATCAGGCGGCCTCTTGCTGGATGACGAAACGGGTTTGCTCGCGCACCACCGCGAAACGACGCTGCTCGGCGGCAACATTGAAGCGGCGCGGTTCGGGCGCGACGGTGAAGGTCTGGTGCGCCTCGGGCAGGACGACAAAGCGCCGCAGCTCGGGCTGGACGATGAAGGTCCGGTCAGCCGGGCCATTGACAAAATGCGCGGTCAACGCCTCGCTGGTCTCACCTGCAAGGCCGACCGGCATGATCTGCCGCGCCGCCAGTGCCAGCTCCAGCGCGGTCTCGGTGGCAAGGCCCGCTGGCCGCCCCGCGCCAAGGCCCAGCGCCGCAGCAACCTCGCTCGCTCGCCCGACCGGCGCCAGCGAAACCGCAGTCAGCGCCAGCGCATTGTCATTGCCTGCCGCGAGGCCCGCAGGCCGCGCCGAACCGCGCCCGAGCGCAGTCTCGGTCGCAACCGCCAGCCCGACCGTTCGGACCTGCCGCCCCGCCAGCGCCAACGCGCTCTCGGTCGAAACCGCAAGGCCAACCGCGCCCGACGCGCCCGAGCCGAGCGCCAGCGCGGTTTCGGAAGAACTCGCCAGCCCGACGCTGCGGATCTGCCGCTCCGCCAGCGCCAGCGCGCTCTCGGTCGAGGCCGACAACCCAGCAGGCCGCGCGGAGCCCAGCCCCAGCGCGGCCTCGGTCGAAGAGGCAAGGCCAACCGAACCGATTTGCCCGTCTGCATCAAAGAACTCGGCGCGCAACAGCAGGCCGCCCGCCTCGCGCGAATAGAACAGCTCGCGACTGCGGATCGCACGGGGGACAAGGCGGAACGGGAGCGACATGGCCTAGCCGTGCGCGACTTTGCCGAAGCCTCGCACCGTGCCGGTCAGGGTGGCCGAGCAGACGCAGACCAGTTGCAGGCAACTTCCGTTGGCAATTTCGGGCAGGCCGAGGCGCTGCCAGTCGAACAGCTCGGGCTTGTTGGCTGCAAGGATTTCTGTTGTCGCGCGCTGGCGCAGGCAGGTGAAACCGAAATTGCCCGCCGTGCCGGTGCTGGCCGACAGGGTGACGCTGTTGATCTGGCGAATGCGCTTGCCCTGATCGGCGGTCGGGATCAACGGGGTGAGCGGGATCAGGCGGCCAGCGCGCAGAGTGCCGCCGACTGCCAAAACCGTCAGGTTGCCGCTGCTGTTATCGCCATAGGTGACGTTGATCGTGGCGTTGGAAGCCGTCGCACCGCCATCGGTATAGACTTCAAGAAACCATTGCGCATCACTGTAATCGCTCGCGCCAAGCCGTGCGGCAGGCGGATTAAGCCCGCCCGGCGCCAGGTCAAGCCCCGTGATGTTCTGCGCGCCGGGGCTGACGGCAAACGACAGCCCGCCCATGTGCGCGATCCGGTCGTGGATTTCGAACCCGGAAAGGGCGTTGGAGCCCGTCAGCGTGACTTGCGCAAGGTAACTGGTCGCAGGCGCGGTTTGCTGGGTAAAGGCAAAAGCCCCCGTGGTCGCGTTTGTAGGCACGGCCGGAGTGCTTCCGGGAATCGCCCCTTGGGCCGGCGAGCCACCGGATCGCCACAGGCTGAACAACTGTCCAGCAGCGGAGTTGCCGAGGCTCGCCTTGTCGATCACCAATTGGCTGGAGTTGTTGGCCAGCGAGTCGACCAGCTGGTCAAGGTTTGAAATGGTCATCAGACAGGCTCCACAGTTTCAGGCAGGCGGGCGCGGCGCGGCCTCATCAGCTGGCCCGGAAGAAGGCGCCGCCGGTCATCTGGATGTCGCCGCCGCTCGGGGTCTGGACGAAATCGAACATGGTCAGCGGGATGATATTGCTGTCGGCACCGCCGGTGGTGTCTGCGTCGTAGCAGACCAGGATCTTGCTGATCGCGTTGCCGCCGGCGGCAGTCCAGGTCACGGTCGGCAGGCTGATGTCGTAACGATCATTGGTGTCGTCCGGCGCGGGCAGGGCGGCGAGATCGGCATCGGTCAGCACCTTGCGGCCCATCGTCGTCTGCTCGTTGGTGGTGCCCGCCAGCACCGCCGCGAGCGTATCGGCATCGATCAGCGTCGCATCGGATTCGAGGCCCGAGGTCTCGATCGGCACCAGCACCAGCGCGGCGTTGGCCGGGTCATTGTTCTCGACCCGGTTGTAAAGCTCGACGATGCGGCCCTTGGCGATGTTGAAGACAATATTGGCCATCGGCTTAGTCCTTTCTGGTCAGGATCGGGGAAATCAGGCGTAAGCCCCGGCGTCGACCGTGCCGGTGGTGGCACGCGCCGCTGCCGCAAAGTCGCGGGCGAGCAGGTATTGGCTGAAGAGGCTCTTGGCCGGAGAACCGGATTGCAGATCGTAATTCCCGCCGCTCGAACCTGCCGAGGGGCCGGGCAGAGTGGTGCTGCGATCGTCGACAAACAGCATCGAGCCGCCATTGATGACCGAGCCGATGCCCGCATAGGCCTGCCCAAACGACAGGGTGCCGGTGCTGACGTTGCCGCTGTCGAAGTTGCGGGCAAAATTGCCAGCGCAGCCGACGCCGTGGTGGAAGGGAAAATTCCCGATCCGCGTGCCATCTGTCATAAACACGTCGCCCTTGGTGTTGAATTGCGGGCCGATGTTGCCTTTGAAACTTACCAAGGTGTGCGTGCGCGCCGTGCCAACCGTATCGTCATAGATGACGTTGTAGCGCCCGCAACCCTCAACCCCCGCCACAGTGTTGTGGTGACAGACGAGGTGCGTCAGGTTGCCATTATCGCTATCGCCCGCGATGCGGATTGCGGGATTGCTGGTTGAGCTAATCCACGCAATAACGTTCTGCACCACCGCGCCCGCCATGTTCTGCCCCGCGCTGGTGGTGCGGACGAAAATGCTTGAGTTTGTTCCGGGCGGGCTAGGCAGGTTGTTATTGTAGATCAGAAACCCGCGCTGCGCTGCCGGATATTCGATGCGGGCTGCGGCAAGATTGCAGCCGATGACATTATAGCCCTCGATCGCGGTGTTGTTGAAGCTGCCGGTCAGCCCGCGAATGATGCGCCTGTCGCCGTTGCTGGTGAAAGCCAGACCGCCGACAAAGTTGCTGGCCGCCATCCCGAAGATCGACAGGTGTGCATTGGTCATCATGCCCCCGGCCGCACCGGTGCTGCTCCAGTTGAAGTCAACATTGCGGAACTGCGCGTGAATTCTCCGGCTGCCTTCACCCAGAAAGCCGACATCGGCCGAGCGGGTGATCGTCAGGTCTTCAAAAATAATCCCGTTCTCGCCGGTCACTGCGCCGCTGTTGCTTGAAGTCCAAAGGCGGACATCCGCCGAGTTCCATGTGACATTGGCAGTCGCGCGCGAGACATCGGGATCGCGCTCGACGATGATCCCGGCCCCGTCCATCCGATAGGTGCCAAAAGAAACGCTACCCATGTTCACGCCGTTGGTGATCCGCACGCGAGAGCCAGACAAGACATTGGTCGAGCCACTGCCCAGCACCGCCGCGAGCCGCGTGATCGCTCCGCCCACCGTCAGCGCAGGCGAGGCCTTGGCGGTGGCCGCATTGGTCGATACCACCGCCGTCGCATCGTTGCCGCTGCTCGAAACGTAAATCAGGTTCGGCGCGGACGCGAGGCCAGTGCTCTTGTAAAAGAAGCGATTGGAGAAGCGGAACTCGGTCTCGCTGTTGCTTTCCAGCACAGAAGCCGAAACCCCGAGCCACGGGAACACCTGCCCCTGAAGGGTGATTGTCGCGTTGTTGTTAAGCGCGGTGATGTCGAGCGTGCCGGCGAACACCTCGGGCGCCTGCGCGCCCTCGCAATAGGTCGAGAGGGTGAGGGCACTGACATACTGCCAGGAGGTGGTATTGGTGCCGTCGGTCGCGCGCACCGCAGCGCAGACCGCCTGCCGCCCAAGGCGCGCATCGCGGTGGAAGGGAATGATCTCCCAGGCGATCGCATTGCCCACCAGCGTGCGATCCATCATCCCCCAGGTGGCAATCGGCTTGGGGCTGACAATCGTGGAATTGTTGGTCGCGCCGAACAGCGTGTCTGCGGCGTAGATGTAATCGGAAACCGCCACCTTGTCGGTGGTGAAGCTGCCCGAATTGGGATGCACCTGCCGCACCCGCTTGGTCAGCAGCAGCGTGTCGTCATAGGTGGTCGTCCCGCCCGAAGCATTGAACCCGGCGCGCCGCACCGTGAAGGGCGCAAGGCTGAGATCGGTCGGGCTGGTCTTGGTCGCCTGCCAGCCATCAGCCGCCACCGAGGTAAAGGGCGCGGGGACAGGCAGCTCGCCAATCACCTCCTCGATCGTGAATTGCGCCGTCTA